TACTCTGTAGATGTTAAACTGATAAAAGATACTTGCAACAAACACACCAATGATCCAGATTTGCAACCAGGTTCACCTATGTGGGGTGGAAAAACTACATTCGATGATGGAACTCCAGTTACTTGGTGCCATCGTGGAGCTGTTAGGGTATTGAATGAACTTGGATATGATACATCTATGCTTTATTATAAAAATAGTATTGACTGGTCTACTGTCCCATTTATGTTTGATAAAGCAGTAGAATTGGCAAAAGGTAATTATGCCAAGACAGGAGTTAGAGAAGTGACTGCTGAAATGGCTTTCCATATGGCAACTTTTGGAGTAGGAATTTTAGTTTTATCTAGAGAAGGTTATGGACATGCAGCAGTTTGCTATGATGAGCCTGATTTAGTTTGGAATGTAGGTTCTAAATTAAACATGGGTGTAATGAGTTTATTTGATGCATTCTTAAGATGGAAATGTAAGCCTAGATTTTTTCAGTTAAGGAAAAAGCCATGAAGATAAGCAATAGGCTGATGGATATATTCTTTTCAAGGAAATTTTTAGCTGTTGCTATTGCTTCTGTTATGTGCTGGTTTGGGAAAATAGAATCGCAATATTGGACTATAATTGCTGTTGCATATATAGGTGCAAACTTAGCTGACTCTAAAATAAAGAAAAAGAATATGGAAGGAGAATCAAGTGATAAATCAAACTTGTGATGAGTGTAAAAAGAAAAAGAAGAAGAAAATCAAGGTGAAGAAATGAGTACAATAACAGATCCAGAATTTCCTAAAATCAATATGGTAGGATATAAATTTAAAGTAGACTGTGGTGAAGATTTATCTGCTGCCACAGTTTTAGAATTAGCATTCCTTAAACCTAATGGATCTGCAATAAAAGTAAGCGCAACAATCATAGATACACAATATCTCTCGTATGCCACCTCATTAAATGCTTCTACAGGGACCACTATTCTAGATATGGCAGGAAATTGGGCAGTGTGTCCATATATTGAGACGCCAACATTTACAGGCTATGGAGATTCTACAGAGTTTATTGTTTTAGGAGAGTATGAATGAGCAAATTCAGATGGCCATGGCAAAAACAGAAAGCATCTAGTAAGCAATTTGCTGTAGCAGTAGATTATGGTAAAGGAACAGTTATATGGGCCTCTGATGATTATAGAAAGTTCATGTCTGAATCTTTTATGATCAATGTTATTGCATTTCAGTGCATGAATATAATTGCTCGTGCAGTATCTAGTGCAAAATGGTGTGTACAGTCAGAGACTAAAGATGGTGAATATGTAAATGTAAATAATCCATTAATGCGTCAATTGTTTAAACGATCAAATATTTATGACACCTGGACATTTATGTTATATAAATCTGTCTGCCATTTATTGGCTAATGGTAACACATATCTACATGGAATACGCACATCTTTTTCTCAAGGCATACCAAAAGAAATATGGGTCCTGCGTCCAGATCTTATGAAAGTACAATTGGATATTACAGGAACAAGGATACAGAATTATATCTATACGCCAGTAGAAACAGAAACTTTAAATAATGAAACAACTACAGATAAAAGGTTTTCAGGAAGTTCTATTGCATATCCTGTAGATCCTATTACAGGTAACAGTGATATTCTCCACATTAAATCATTTAATCCAATCTCAGATATTTATGGAATGCCAATAACTAAGCCAATAGCAAGAGATATTGATATAAGTAATGCAGGTGCTGCTTGGAATATGTCTATGATGCAGAATGAAGCACGTCCTGGAATGATGGTAATACTTAAAGGCCATTTAGAAGATGAACAGTTTGCACGATTACAGAAACAGTTTGAATTAAAACACTCTGGATCTGAAAACGCTGGTAAATCTATAATCATTGAAGGTGATGATGGTATTGTAGACCTCAAGCCATATTCTTTTTCTCCAAAAGATGTAGAGTTTTTAGAAGGTGGTAGAGAAACAGCACGCAGAATAGCTTTAGGTTATGGTGTACCTCCACAAATGCTTGGAATACCTGGCGATAACACTTATTCAAATTATAAGGAAGCACGATCTGCATTTTATGAAGATACTGTTATGTCATATTTTACTTTATATTCAGAAGCATTAACACACTGGATATTTGGTAGAGATATTAATAGCACCTTATACATTAAACCGGATTTAGATACTATTCCTGCTTTTGCAGAAATGAAAGCAGCACTATGGGAAAGAGTAAAACTTGTAGATTATTTAACAGATAATGAAAAGAGAAAACTTGTAGGGTATAAAACATATGGTGCTGCTGGTGATTATTTGTGGAAACCTGCAGGACTAATACCACTAACAGAGGATAGTATTGATGAGATGCTTGCGCCTGTAGATGAAACTATACCTGCTGCTGATCCTGATAATCCAGATAATGCTCCTGTAGATGATACAAACACAGATACAACTACTGATGAAGGAGATACTGCAGAATGATTAATCTGTGGAGTGCAAAAGCTAAAAGACGATATGCACGATCTATTATAAACGCCTCTATAAGATTTGAAAAGTTATTTAGAAAAGTAGCGCTGTCAGCACTTAATGAAGAATATAGATTTATTGCAGATAGAGTAAAGAATGGCAATCTTTCCACAACATTACCTAATCCACCGTCTAAAACATTTGTAAATAAACTATTACAAATGTATATATATGTTGGTAAGTATTATGCTGATCTAGTTCATTTAACTGCAAGATCAGCATTAAAAAAGGATTTTGCACAGACATACATAGACACAAGGATGAATTATTTTAAATCATTGGCCTTGAATAAGGCAAATGAAATATCTAAGACCACTAAAAAGATCGCTATTAGGATTATAAAGAATGGGGTAAAAGAAGGGAAATCAGGATTAGAGATAGCAAAAGAGATATATGCCAAGACAGGAATAGAATCATTTGAAAGAGCAGATAAAATAGCAAGAACAGAAGTACACAATATGCAAAATGTATCTATGTTTGATGCTGCAAAGACTGATCCAGAAGTGTTCCAGACAAAACAGTGGTATGCTGTTGATGACGATAGAACTAGACAAGGACATTTTGAAGTGAGCCAATTAGAACCAATACCTATGGATGAATATTTTGTAGTTAATATCTATGATAGTGAAGGTAATTGGATTGATAGTGATGAGATGTTACATCCAGGAGATTTAACTGCTAGTGCTGCAAATACAATTTATTGCAGATGTTTATTATTATTTTTTAGCAAATAGGGGGGGACTAGAATATGTTTGAGAATGAAAATAAATCTTTTTCTTTTAAAGCAGATGAAGTTAGCAACGAAGGAATTTTCAAAGGTTATGCTTCTGTATTTGGAGGTAAGCCAGATAGTGGTGGAGACGTAATTAGATTTGGAGCATTTACAGATACACTAGTTAAGGGTGGAAAGTTTAAATCATCTATCAAGATGCCATGGAACCATGATCCAAATAAATTAATTGGTGTGTATCAATCCTTTGAAGAAAATTCAAAAGGATTAGGGTTTGTTGGAAAGCTTGCCATAGAAACAACTATGGGACACGATACCCATGTACTTATGAAAATGGGGGCAATAGATGCAATGTCGATTGGTTGGGAACCTTTATCTGAAGATGCTATGGGAAAATCTGTAGATAGAGCTGATGCTGTAGAGATAGATGAAAAGAAAGGAATAAGATATTTAAAGAAAATTGATTTGTGGGAAATTTCACCTGTTACTTTCCCGATGCAAAGCAGAGCAAAGATAACAGATGTTAAATCAGTCATAGAATGCGCTAAAAACGAACGTGAACTTGAAGAAGGTCTGTGTGAGGCAGGTCTTTCAAGAAATGCCGCAAAGTATCTTATCTCTAAATCAAAAGAAGGATTTAGATTTGAGAAGAAGAATGAGAATACTCATTTACTTGCTGCATTAAAGAGTTTGCGGGATGTTAGTACTGAAATTGCAATTCACTCTATGCTGAATAATATATCCTAATAGCTATTAAACCTTTGCGAGATGCAAAGTATAATAATTATAGGGGTGAAAAATGATTTTAGGAGGATATGATGGCA